GATCTGTTTGATATTGGAGAATGTTCTGCAAAAAAACAGCCAATGTCAGGAAGGGTTGTGGTTCCAGTGTATGATGAACACTATAACTATGTGGGATGCGTTGGTAGATCTACGAGCGAATCATTACAACCAAAATGGTTACACAGCAAAGGTTTTAGGAAATCAGTTCTCTACGGTTTAAACATAGCCTCAGAACATATCAGGCAAAGCAAGTCTGTAATTCTGGTCGAGGGGCAAGGAGATGTTTGGAAGATGCATCAGGCTGGTCTTAAGAACTGTGTTGGTATTTTTGGCTCAAGTATCAATGATGACCAACTGCTACTATTGGAACAAAGCGGAGCATTCAACGTTGTTATACTTACAGACTCAGACGACGCCGGAACAAAAGCGTGCCAACAAATAATTAAAAAGTGTGGAAGAAGATTTAATTATCATCGACCAGAAATCTCAAGTAAAGATGTTGGCGACATGACCATAGAACAAATTAAAGAAGAACTGTAT